ATCTCTGACGTGGTTTTCGCACTCAACGTATTTCATAAATGCTTGAGCGACCCTGTACTCAGTACAAGGCAACTCAACTTTGCTGAACAGATTAGCAATCTGCCTCACAGAGTGGATAGCATCTATGGAAGGGACGTTAAGTAACCGACCATCACTACGGTCGAAGACTAGCTCTGTGAAACCTGAGAGGAATCTCGGGAGACACGCTGACCTCTTGAAACCAAGAAAGTCAGAAGGAGCTACATGCCCTTGGTCTAGACATCTTTCGAAGTCTTTTCCGAAGGCAGGTAAAGTTATCGTCAAAAACGATAACCCTTCGTCTTCTACCCGACTCGTGATTGTTTTAAAATCACGAGTGGTGCTGGTGCAACACCTGTTACCCGCTTCCGCGAGTAACGTACGCAAAAGTACCATATGGCTTTTCATCTCAACCTCACTGATTGTGGGGAAAGAGATTCCATTGCCATAGCTACTCCGAGTACAGCTGAGTTTCAGGGGCTCCCCGTATGAAAATACGAAGTCTAACCATAACAGGTAGACAAAGTATTTGGGGAAACCTTAAATCTCAGACCTGACCACGCGCAAGCTTGGCCAGGTTCGCCGCCGAATCAGCGCCGAGCCAACTGATGAGGCCTCCGCAGTTTTCAACTGCGGAGTCAGCATCAAAGCCGTTGCGAGGAACGTCGATCACGATGTAAGTTGACATCGAGGTCGGGATACTCACGCCGGCAAGAAGTGGATCGTCGATGATCCGGTTGATGTCCAAACGAGCTACCCGTCGGATACGCTTACCATAAGCGTGGCTGATGGACAGCTTGTAGGAGATATCACCGTCTTGATTGGTGAAAGCTCCAGAATTGGTGCCGAAAGACGTTCGATCGAGATCGATCGCCGGATCGCCACCAAAGGACATGGACTGTGGATCGGAATATGCCATAGCAGGAACCTTTGCGGTTGCACTGAACACGGTTGTGTTCAGCAAGGTGCTTCCGCTTACAACGGTTGTTGCAAACGGTATTAAGTTGTGGCTCATGATGAGCCAGGTACTCCAGCTAATGCAGGAATACCCTAAGGCTAGCCTCTCCCGGACAAACCGAGAGCGGC